ACCCTTGGCTGGCGTAGCAACGGTTAGCACGGTTTATAACGGTAGTACCTACTACCGCTATGATCATGCTTCCCTCGCTAGTCGTGTCGCTTCATTTAATACCGAGATCGCAACTGCTGCAGCACCTTTGCTGTTAGCAGCTCACGAGATCGACTTTACTTCAAGCGTCACTACTCGCGTCCTTCAATCTGACCGTTCAATGTCCGATGTAGTTACTCCTCGTTTTAGAGAGGGTAGCCGTAATGGGTCCGTCTTCTTTAGTCCTATGACTTCAGAAGCCTACTCCGTCGCGGCCAGTAACTCCTTCCTCTACACGACTCCTGTCACTGTAGTGGTTGGTAGCGCATCGTTTTCGGCTAGTGGAGGTGGCGTCCCAGCAGCAAACCTGCTAATGAGCCTCTCCATTTCGTCGAATAGTTGTGCTCGCGTTGCTTTTGGCCTTACTGATAGTGTTATCACTAACTTTAAGTCCACAATCTTCGGGAGTACAACACATTTAGATGGACAGCCTGCTATAAATCAGGCTTTCTCATCGATGCATGAGGCTGAGTTCGATCTTCCCCTCCTTCTAGCCGAAGGTAGGAAGACCGTCGCTCATTTAGCCTTAACAGCTCAGCGTCTTGCTAAGCTAGTTAAGTCACTCAAGAATGGCACCTTCATACTGGGATCTAAGAAAGTCTTATCCAAGGCTATCAAAGATCTTCCAACTTCAAGTAAGGAGTTTTCCAAACTCTGGCTTGAAGCTAGGTATGCTTGGCGCCCTCTTTTGATGGATGCCGAATCAGCGATTCGGTATTTCTCTAAAGAGTCATCGATGTCCCCGAGACGAACATTTCGGGGTGGTCAGTATGACTTGCAAACGCTTGGTGTAAACCAGACGTTTACTGAGTCAGGCTTCTCTTACAAGTTTATCGGCGATCTAACTGTCGATAAGTCTGTGAGAGCAGGGGTTTTAACCGAGATCGATCTTGGTCTCGAATCGTTGCGTGAGTTAGGGGCCTTTAGCCAGTTCGGAACTGCATGGGAACTTGTTCCTTTCAGTTTCGTTGTGGATTGGTTCATTGATGTTAAGGGAATCCTTAGCACATTGAACGTTAATCCCTGTATAAAGGCGCTTGGGTCGTGGGCGACGTACACTACGGAGAAGCAATTCTCCGGGGTGGTTGAGATTACGCATACATCATCTGGTCAAAAACGATCAGTGAATTTCTCACTGAAGACCAGAAGTTGTAAGCGCGATGTCAACGTCTCCACGAACTTCATCAACCTCGACGTCAACCTTGACGTCTACAAACTGACTGATGCACTCGCTTTACTGCGCATGCTACGGCGTTAAATCGCTACAGTCTCTTGTCACAATCAACCTGGAGTAAACCATGTCAATTGTAACGAAGAACGCTGCAGGCACTAACGTGACCTACAACGTATACCGTAAAGAAACCAATCGGGCTGTCTACATTGGCCCAAGTCACTCAGATATTCTGAAGGACTCTTTGGTTATCTCTTCGGTACCTCCCAAGTCTGGTTCATCTGCTTACGGTAATCGCCGTTCTTCGGCCAATTACCTTGTTACCATTACAACCGGTAACCCAGATGGTTCCAACTCGGCAAAGGACATGAAGGTAGAGGTATCTGTCTCGTTACCTGCAGGTGCGTCCTTCGCCACTCTCAAAGAGGCGTTAGCTCGCGTTGCAGGTACCATGACAGACGATGCTGTCGCGACTGACCTTTTCCATATTGGAAAGATCGATCGCTAAGGCTGGCTCTCTTTCATTAACCTGAGGTATTATACGTGCGTAAGTACTATAGTGCACGCCAAGCGGCGAAAGCCCTTGGCAAACCCCTTAAGGATAGCGATATCCACTGGGTTTTGCTCGAAGCTCTCATACGGGGCTTTGGGGCTGAGAGACTTGGGGTCCCCTTTTACGAGGCGGCTATTGACATTGTCAATAGTCGTTCTGTAGATAGGTATCTCAAACTCAGCCAGCTTACTCTTTCTTCTATACAGTTGTACGAGAAAGAGCATTCTGGTGCCTTTATGGCTCAGCTCCAAGTCTGTGCTTTCCTCAAGAAATTTCCTTTTAAGAGGGATGAGTTCAATGTAGATCGCCGTGCGGTCGCTAAGCGTAAGCTTATCGATTGCGAGGCTAAATGCAAAGATACTAACCTTCGTTTGAGGAATGGCGAAAGCCAGTCTTGGGTAGGTCGCGCAAAACTTTTGATTTATAAAGTTTTAGGTGACCTAACGGCCCGGAGGGTAATGGAAATCATTACCTCCGGTAAGCACGGACCAGGGTCCACAATTAGTAATAAAGGTGGTAGGGTTACTCCTTACTACAAGTATATGGACTTTCCGTATACAGTTACTAAGAGTGCGGCACCGTATGCACTTGCGGCTATCTCCAGCAACCCCAATTGGATGAAAATCCTTGAGGGGTCCGGTAGAAGGGAAGAAATTCCCCCTATACCGTGTCCGCTTCATATCAAAGAGCTTTCTATCTTTGATTGTTGCGTGGAGTATGTCGAAAGTGATGGTGTAACCTTCGTACCGAAGGACGCTCGAACTGATCGTCCTATAGCGGTCGGTGCCTCCCTTAATCTCTACCTCCAGTTAGGGGTTAAATCCTACATGGAAAAGAGATTAAAGTTGGTCGGCGTCGATCTTACAGATCAGTCCCGGAATCAGGAGTTAGCCCGTCAGGGTTCGCTCTATTTCGGAACTGATACTTTGCCCAACCCTGGGCAATTCTGTACGATCGACTTAGCTTCAGCTTCCGACTCTATTTCGATAGAGCTGGTCCGGCTGTTGCTGCCATCCGATTGGTTTGCCTTCCTCGACGATCTCCGCCATAAAAGCGGAGTTATCGATGGTGAAGAACTTCTCTATGAGAAGTTCTCTGCCATGGGGAACGGCTTTACCTTTCCGCTGGAGAGTCTCATCTTCTGGGCTGTCGCGAAAGCGGCATCCGAGCAAGATGGTTCCGTCACTCGTAAGAGTGACATCGCCGTTTATGGCGATGATATCATTGTGCGTAGAAAACACTCTGATGCGGTACTCTCTGCACTTTCCTTCTGCGGCTTTGAGGTCAACTCTGAAAAGAGCTTTCTTCTTGGTCCGTTTAAGGAATCGTGCGGAAAAGACTACCTCCACGGTAACGATGTCCGTCCATTCTATCTCAAGAGAGAGGTTACAAGTTATGACGACTTATACTTCATCTGCAATTCCATCAGCAGATTGTGTATGCTCGGTCGTAGAGGTAGTGGATACTATGAGCTCTTTTCTCGAGCTCTTAGTTTCATTCCTCAAGCTTGCCGCTTTTATCTTCCTCTAGAAGATACTAGTGACAAGGGACTTATCGTCCCCTTCTCCTTTCTCGGTAGTGTAGGGATCCGTCCCTTCCTATCGTTAAAGGAGAAGTCTTCACTTGTAGCGTCGCGACTCCTCCGCAAGGAGGATGTTCACGACAACTCTATCTACACTTGGTCAATCAGGACAATTGCAAGACCCTACTCGGGCCGAGCTGCTATCCGGATGTGGCTAAGTTTAGATAAGATAGATGGTGAGCTTCCTTGGACTTTGTCTAAGGTTGATAAGGCGTCGTCAGGTTGCGTGACTAGAAGGAATTCTAATCACACCACCATCAGCGTTGTGCCCATTCCTAACTGGGATGGATGCTTCGCTCCGAGAATG